ACTTCGACAAGGTCAGCGGTATTAGCTTTCTGCCTTATGCAGAACACTCCTACCAACAAGCTCCTTACGAACCTGTTGACAAAGAAACTTATGACAGTCTAGTAGCAAGCTTTCCTAAGTCCATCGAGTGGAACGTCTCAGAAGCTTCGGACATGACTGAGGGTTCACAGCAGTTGGCCTGTACTGGCAACAGTTGCGAAATCTAGAGTGAAACTAAAGGGGGCTTAACGGCCCCCTTTTTGTTTTACTCTGTAAGCATACCTCTAGCACCTACCGCACCACCGGCTCTTCCTAGAATATCACTGGTTATTCCGGTGATGTCAGACTGTAACATGCGTTGGACAGCTTGTTGTGGGTTTGTCTGTCCTGCAATAGCTCTTTGTACACTTTTTGTAGTTAAGCCTTTACCAAGACCGTAAGCGCCTGCTCCTATAGCTAACGCGTCTTCAGAAGAAATATAACCAAGAGACGAAGCTACTACACCCCCTAATATACCAACAGCAGCTAACGTATGAAACCAAGAAGATTTAGTAGAACGCAGTTGATTTAATACGTCTAAGTTTTTTTGTAGTTCTACTACTTCTTTGCCTATTCGGTTTCTTTCGGTCATGTCTTTTGCTAATTGAGCAGCTAATTCAGGTCTTGCAGATAACGCAGCTTTTTTTGCTTTAATGTTTTTTTCTATTTGAATTAAAGCGTTGTTTAACTTTACAGTATGTTGTTTTATTTCTTGATGAATCGCACCGGCTTCTCTTTTGGCTAATCTGGTTGCTTGTTTAGCCTTGGCTTTATCTGTCGCAGCTAAGTTAGACTCTAAACGTCTAGCTTCTCTGTTCATTGTTCCAATTCCGTATCTGTTGTCTGTTTTTCTATTCTTACCAACGGCAGTAATCCAATCAGTTTCGTGAAACTCTCCTCTTTTTGAAGCGTCTTTCTGAGTTGTTTCTACAGAATCTCTTAGTATTACATTAGATTTCCAGTTACCCGACTCTTCAGAGAACTCTTTTTTCTGTTGTTTAGTCAATTGCTTTCTGACAATCGTGTCTAGCTGCTCTTGAATAGCGTAGATTGCCCTCTTTTGTTGAGGGTCGACGGCAGCGTTAGCTATGGTGCCTATTCTTGAGCGCAAAGCACTAACTATTTCACCAGACACTCTTCCGTTAGGGTCTTTAAAAAAATCCACACCGTCTATAGCATTGTTAAAAGTTTTCATAACAGTGGGCATGTCCATAACATTCGCTACAAAATAAACGTCATTATTTAAAGCGGTTTCTAGTTCTTTTTGAAGTTCTCCTGACTTAAACCTGAACGTCTTATTTTTAATCATGTTGTAACCTTTACGAACCCATAAAGCGTCTAACGCTCTAGACCTGGCACCGATGTCCGTTTCTTTAAATATTCTTGTTACATCTTGGGCTGTTGTATTAGCAGGGAAAGAAGTTAAAAAAGCTTTTTCTCTAAAACTCAATCGTTTAGTATCTGTTATCTTTTGTACATCTGCTGTTGCTTTACTTACTATGCGGTTTGCTTTGTCGTTTTTTAATATTTTTAGCTTGTCTTTTAAAGGTACGACTATCGTTTCTGTTTCTGCTTTTTTGAGTTTTTTTAGTTCTTTTCCAGAATCTTTAAACGCTTTTTCTGCGTTTTTAAATTGTAAATCAATATCTGCTTCTGTTTGTTTTACTCCGCTGCTCAGTTGTTTTTCCCAGTTTACGTGTTTTTCTAATAATTTTTCAGCGTCTTCTAAAATAGGGTTTTCTTGTTCTCGTATGATTGCCTTCGCTCCAAAAGAAGGAGCAATGATGTCTCTATAAAGAGATTGAATAGTACTTTCTACACCTTCTCCAGATCGAGCAGCCAAGGTAATAGGAATAAAATTACCGCTTTCATCTACTAAATCACCTGCTACACGTCTTTTACTAAGAACTTCAGCAGCTAACCCAACACCGGACGTTGCTCCTCTGGTTAAACCAGCCCCTACTAAACCACCAACCGCCCCTTCTTTTGCCCCTTGTAGTCTTTCGCCGTCTCTGGCTTCTCCTGCTCCGTACACAGCTCCTTCAACAGCAGCCCGTCCTCCAAAAGCCCCTGTTCTAGCAGCAGTCCCGCCAACACCCGCTAACTGTCCAAGCTTTGCTGTTACAGCAGCAGGAGCAGCAACATACGTTGCAGGAGACGCTATTGCTCCACCAATATCAGCAGCTAAAGCCGCTCCAGGTTGTCTTTCAGTAAACGCTGCTTGTTCTTCGTCGTATTTTGTTTTTAGTCTCTGGTATTCTTCAGAAAAAGTAGAGTTTAACTCAGGCGAGACTAAAGGGTCTATCACTTGGGAGTTAATGGCAGCAGCTACTGCCAGACCCATTTCGTCTCCCCAACCTAACGCAGCACTAGAAAAAAACCTTTGTGCGGAAGCTAAAGAGTCTTCTGAACCCCACGCTGTTTTTTCAACTTCTATCTCTCCTCTGCTCTTTTTGGAGTCTTGTTTTTCTTTTTCATATTCAACTTTTAAAGAAGCTAAATCTTCAGGTCTAAAACCCGCAGGCGCAGTCCCGTTTTGAACAGCGGAACCTTCAGAAAAAGGTGTAGTAGCTGTAGAAGGGACATTCATGTCCAGTGTTTGTGTTAGTTTTGCAAGTCTATCTTCCATTAAAGCATCCCCTTTAACTTTGGTTTTCTTTTAACAGTACTTTCCCAAAACTCTTCTGTTTGTTGTACTTTATCTAACGAGCCGATAATATCAGGAAAAGCGTCAGTTATGTTTTTTAACGCTGCTTGACGATCATCAGGGCTTGACAACAAACTTGCGTCATTTAGTAACTTCCTAACTTCAGACACAGATTGTCCAGCTTCTCGTTCGTGATACGCTAGTTCTTTACGTGCTGTGGTTTTAGCAACCCAATCTTCAAAACCCACAGCATTAGGGTCTTCTGTATACTGAATAAAAGCATTTTTGTTTTCGTAGTACTCTCTTTCAGCCTTTGCTATCTTTTCTAAACCTCTAAAATAAGACTCTGCTGTTTCATTATCTAAGTCATTAGGATCAATAGAAGCGTCCATTGCTATTTGTACGTCTTTATCTGAAGCTGGCCCTGCGGGTAAAAGGTCTAAAGCGTTTGAAGCTCTTATTTCATTTATTCTTTTTCTGTGTTCGGTTACGTAATCCGCTAAACCTGCTTTTTCTTTAACAGATGAAAACAAATTTCCAATAGTACCTCGTGCATACCACTTTCTATCGGCTACATACTCAGATAACTCTCTAGATTCTATCTCTCTACGTTTAGCTTCTTTTTCTGAGTTCCTTACTTCTCCTAATATGTCAGAACCCCACTTTGTATCTAAACTAGAATCTTCGCCGCTACCATCGCTTTCCCCTATTTTGTCTTTTACAAGCACATCGTTCGAGTCATAAGTAACGGCAAACTCTTCGTTTACTCCAGTTTTGGGGTTTTTTATTGTGACTATTGTTGGTTTTGTTGTGCTCTTTTTTGAAGGGATTGGAAGTAGTAAACTGTCGTTAGGAGCCCCTGCGTTTACACTTTCTCTAAAGTTGTTTACAGACGCAGATGTAAAATCCTTTAACAAATTTGTGTAGTCTTTGTTGGTATAAACTTCAGGAGCAACCTTACCTACAAAGTTGTCGTAGCTTTTTATAAGCGCTCCCCCTTCTTTTCCTCCTGCAGCAACTAATGATTTTTTTAAGTTTTCTGCTGTTGTTCTTTGTTGTTGTGTTAAATCACCTCGCCCTAAGATACTGTCTATATTTTCAAGTCTATATTTTGTATCGTTTTCTTTTGAGTCCTGTTCTTGTTCATATGTTGTGTCTTCTCTTTTTTGTAAGAGTGCATTTCGTGCTGCTATTTTACCTTGTTGTACTAATTCCGCTGCTTTGCCAGGATTACCGTCCCTCATTGCTTGTTTAGCTAATATGGTATAGAATTCTTGCGAACCTCCCGTAACTGTACTAAGTTCTTCAGCGTCTGCTTCTTCTTTCTTTTGTGCTTTATACTGACCCGGCATACCACCAACGGCAGAACCTAAGTTAAACAGCCCTTGATTGACAGGTGGATTTGTTAAAGCTTGTAAAAAATCTCGTCCTAGTGTAGGCATTATTCTCTCCTTAATTAACTAAACAAACCACCTAAGGCTTTACTGGCTAGACCCGACCCTAAAGAAGTCGCTTGACTTGCCTGCCCTAAAGCAGAAGAAAGTAAAGCTTGTAGACCTGTGGAATACGTTTCTCCGTAAGCTCCTGTTTGTGCAGCCATCTGCGCCCTACGTTGTTCTGCTGCTGTCTGCCCGGGCTGAATAGCGTTCAATAGTTGTGCCTGAGGTACATAAGCGTTAGCAAGCATTCCTGTGCCTAACTGTGCTTGTCGTGCCTGTTCTTGACCAGCAAATGTCATAGCGCCTAACATGTTTTGACTGTAGGCTTCTTCTTGTGCTTTAGCCATAGCCAAGCCTTCAGGAGTGCCTCCAAACATGCTTGTCTGTACACCTAAGCGTCCTTGCCCTTGTAGACGTTGTTCCAACTCGTATCGTTCCCTTTCTCTCTGAGGGTTAATACTGTCCATCATGCGTTGGAACACTTCTTGTTCACGAGCAGCAGGGTTTTGTTCAGCTAAAGCGAACATGGACTCAGCGCGTCTCATCTGTTCGTTCTGGAGGTCTTGTTCAGTACCGGAGAGATTTAAGTTATAATCCATCTCTCCGTTTTCACCAAGGCCCATCCCAAACTGACTACCAGTAGCAGAAGTGACGGTATAGGGTTGAAACTCCGACAGACCCCGCAGTTCGTCTGCTAGTCCACCTTCTTTGGTGTAAGCATCGTAAGCTTGTTGTCCTACTCTGCCTAGCTTATCGTAACCTTCTTTAGCGAAGGCTAAACCAGCAGCTCCAAGGCCTAATGATCCAAGTACACTCATTAGTAAACCCTCTTGTTGATATAGTTACTCATATTATTTTACCCATAAGTGCTAATACGTTAATCTCTTGTAGAGAAAGCTCTGTGCCGTCAATGTCGGCTTCTATTGTTACTGCTAATGTTGTTCCACTACCGCTTACATTAACTGAATCACGGATCACCAGCTTACCGGATGTAAACTCAGCTATATTAAACTCTGCAATGTTGAATTCAGAAGGATCTGAAGCTCCGACAGATATGACTATGGAGTCACTTCTTGATCCAAAATCATACGCCCAACGCATGGAAACAGGTTGTCCACTACCACCGATTATTGTCGGACGTAGCTTCTTAAGAAACTTTAGTATAGAAGGGTCGCCAAAAGTTAACTCAGGACTGCTGTATTTAAAACGGTAAGCTAGACCGTTGTCCTGATACCCTGTGTATTGACCTATTCCCAACTCACTTCCAACTAATAAAGCTCCGCTATCTTGTCTAACATAAGAAGTAAAAGTTGTGAGGGGCCAGCGTGTGGCTCTGTACGCTCCGTTTTCTAAAGCACCGCGTATGTCAAAACATAAGGTTACGTCTTGACCTGTGAAAGTTAATAAGTAGAAGTTTTCTTCTGGGTAATACACAGACTTAAACGATTCGCTTTCTGTTGTCAACAGCGTAATGATATCTTTAGTTATTGTTCCTGACAGACTGTTGAGAGGCATGGACTTTTCTTGTATTGTCCTGCCGAAACTCTTAAGCCCTGTTTGAGACAGGAAGAAAACGTCCATACCTGTGTACTGCACGGTGTCCCTACCGACACAGCCTGTTCCCGTAACGGTGTCTTGTAAAGCCATTGTAGCTGGGTCATCAGCACCAGAGTACACCACGATGTTTCTCTTCCCAAAAATAATTAGGAAGTTGTTGTGAGCAGCGAGAGATACAATCTCGTCGTGCCCGTTGGGCCATACTTTAGATATGTCTATAGAACCTGAAGAACCGCCATGCCACTTATGTCCTGCCAATAAGTCAGACCAGTATATAGTAGACTTGTCGTCAGCAAAGTCTGCTGTCCAAAGCCTACCATAAGCCGCTAAGACTTCGTTACCATAGATAGCTGAGGTAACAGCAGAAGCACTATGGACTGTACTTAGCTCAACCACAGCACTGTTAGCGCCGCCTGAGACATTTGTAGCAATTGTGTTATAAATTAGAGGAGCATAGCCACGCTGGAAGAAATAAAGGTTGTTATTAAAATTAACCATTTTCCAATCGTCAGCAGTGATGGTGTAGCCTCCACCTGGAGACTCGTCAACCAAAGTAGTTGTACCGCTGATGATCTTATTGTTACCAACAGAAAATACCTTTGTTACTCCCGCGTCATTCTTAAACTCTTTGATCGCCCGTATCTTCCCTGCTCCTAATACGGTCTTGTCTGTGGTGATCACTGACAAACCTTTACGGGCGGCTATACGGCCTCGCTGGTCGATCACAGCGTTGTCAGCTACGTCAGCAAAAGAAGGGTCTTGAGACAAGGCCGAATCTTCAGTGTTAATACCTTTAAACGCAGGCGCTACAAGGTTTATACTTTTAATCTCTTGTGCCATATATGCCTCAGGGCGTATAGAAGATTGTTTCTTCTGGGTGTCTAGCAGCGTCTAAGGCTATTGCATCAGACAAGTACTTGTTAGCCATCTGGAAGTATTCAGCAGTAGAAGTGCCTCCGGTTTCACCACGTTCTCTGGAAGCAAAAGCTATTGCGAGGTGCAACACAGGTGAGTAAGGAATAACAAGGTTGTCAGTGTCCGCACTTAAGGCAACATTAGGTATCACACACTTAAACTTCAGCGCGTAGACACCGTCTGGTTTAGGGTACACGTCAATAAGATTGTCACCAGCAGCGTTAACTCCGTTGTACGTGTAGTACTGAGGTGCGCCTGAAAGTGGTGACTGTAGGAAATACTGGTCGTCCATCCATTTGTTAGTCCTGTACTCCATTGTTAAATTAGAGGTGTCATTCAGGACGCTAAGTTCCTTGACTTTATTCTGACTGCCAGTGAGTGCGTAGTTGTAGACACTGTCGGTAGTATTGATAGCTAAAGTAGTGCGTAACGACGACCAATCCCAAGCACTCTCTACGAGGTCTTTAGCGTCATTAACTAAGTCACCTATGAGTTTACTGTAAGACGTAGACTGCACAGAGGTTACTTCTGTTTCTCTGAGCCGCCTAAGTACATTGTTAACTAAGTCTTTATAGATCATTAGATCATCCCTTCAAACAAGCTTTCTTGTATAATGTTGTTAAGCGCTACTGTGTAGTCTTTCTGCTGTGGCATTACCGGTCTAAAAGCCGGTAGTTGTAACATAGGTGCTTCTCCTATTACCCTACCACCACCACCGCCACCACCGCCACCACCACCGCCACTGGTAGGAGGCGGTTCAGGAGGATCTACAGGTTCAGTAGGATCTACAGGTTCAGTAGGATCTACAGGCTCTGTAGGATCTATAGGTTCAGTAGGATCTATAGGTTCAGTAGGATCTATAGGTTCAGTAGGATCTACAGGCTCTGTAGGATCTATAGGTTCAGTAGGATCTACAGGTTCAGTAGGATCTATAGGTTCAGTAGGATCTACAGGCTCTGTAGGATCTATAGGTTCAGTAGGATCTACAGGCTCTGTAGGATCTACAGGTTCAGTAGGATCTATAGGTTCAGTAGGATCTACAGGTTCAGTAGGATCTATAGGTTCAGTAGGATCTATAGGTTCAGTAGGATCTATAGGTTCAGTAGGATCTACAGGCTCTGTAGGATCTACAGGCTCTGTAGGATCTACAGGTTCTGTAGGATCTACAGGCTCTGTAGGATCTACAGGCTCTGTAGGATCTACAGGTTCTGTAGGATCTACAGGCTCTGTAGGATCTACAGGTTCAAGCCAAAGCAAACCACCTTCGGTAGACTCGTTGTCTATTGTTTCTTGGGTAAGCTGCCCAATCAGTATGTCCCAAATGCCGCTTGTGTCTGTCTCTCCTTCTGCTCCGAAAATACCTCCAAAGATATCTCCTAAAGCTTCCTCAATTGTTTTATCAGAAGTACCTGCTAATATTTCTGCTAGTTCACCGCTCTGACTAAGGATTTCTCCGGCTTGATCCATTAGTTTTCCAGGCAGCGCTACTACTTCGCCAACTGCTGCCTCAATCTGCGTACGAGTTTCTGCTGCTATTTTACCCGCTGTTTTAAACGTTCCATTGGGATTCTTAATCTTTATCTTCATAATTCCGCTCATGCCTGGAATTACTACAGGAAGCTTAAAGAAAATAGAGTCTCCTTCTTC